GCCTAGCCCAACGCCTAGCCCTACAGAAACCGTTGAACCAACCACAACAGCGTCTCCCACAACGACCTTTGCGCCAACCACAACACCGCCAACCTAAGTTGTTACAGAGACTCCTATTAACTAAACCTTTGTATTAAATCTTGGTCATAATAATACAATGAATAATTTTACTATAGTCATTGATACCAGAGAACAACAACCCTGGTTCGTTGACGAGGAACATGTTGTGGCCAAAAAATTAAATACTGGAGATTATTCTATAGAAGGTTTAGAAGATATATTAGCTATAGAACGTAAAAAAAGCATTGCAGAAATAGCAAACAATATAACAGAATCTAGATTTATTGATGTATTAAAACGCATGAATAATTTTAAGTATAAATTTATGCTTTTGGAATTTGATTTAGAGGATGTTTATAATTTTCCTGTAGGCAGCACTATTCCTAAAAAAATATGGAATAAACTAAAAATAAGCCCCAAATATTTGCTAAAATTTCTAACCGAAATACAATTAGACTATGGTATTCATATAATATATTGCGGTTGCGCTTCCAACGCAGAAAAAATGGCTTATTCTATAATGAAAAGAATAAATAATAAATATGGTGGAAATAAGTAAAAAATTTGATGATGCATGGTTAGGATTGGGTGACTTATCTAAAGTTACAAATTTCAATAATCCTATGATACATCGATCAAAAGAAGATATAGAAAATCCCGATCTTCATCTATTAAGATTATTAAAAAATCCAAAATATTTTGGATCTACTTGCAAGTTGCTTTTTGATATAGAGCTACACCCTATACAAATAGCTATTTTACAAGAATTTTGGATACGTCCATTTCCAATGTTCATAGCTAGTCGTGGTTTTGGTAAAAGTTTTTTAATGGCTCTGTATGCAGTTCTCAAATGCATGCTTGTTCCTGGCACTAAAATTGTTGTTGTGGGTGCGGCTTTTAGACAAAGTAAAATTATTTTTGAATATATGGAAAATTTATGGAGAAATAGTCCTATTTTAAGAAGTATTTTTAGCAGTAATGATGATGGTCCTCGTAGAGATGTTGATAGATGCACAATCAGACTAGGAGATAGTTGGACTATCGCCGTGCCTATGGGTGACGGCAGTAAAATTAGAGGATTAAGAGCTCATATTATTATTGCGGATGAGTTTGCTTCTATATCTCCAGACATATATGAAACTGTTGTTGCTGGCTTCGCTGCTGTTAGCGCAAATCCTATACAAAATGTTAAAGAAGAGGCAAAGAAAAAAGCCTTAACAGACGCTGGACTGTGGAATGAAGAGCTTGAAGCAGTTCAAATTAAGAAAGGAAACCAAGCTATTATATCTGGCACAGCAGATTATGCTTTTAAACATTTTGCTAACTATTGGAAAAGATATAAAGATATAATTAATACTAAGGGTGATCCTATCAAGCTTAAAGAAATATTTAATGGTGAAGTGCCAGATAATTTTAATTGGAAAGATTATAGCATAATTAGAATACCCTATGAACTGATACCTAAAGGTTTTATGGACGATAAGCAAGTAAGTAGAGCAAAAGCTACTATTCATACCGGCATTTATAATATGGAATACGCTGCTTGTTTTACGGAAGATAGTGATGGGTTTTTTAGAAGAAGCCTAATAGAAAGTTGTGTTGTTAAAGAAAGCAAACCTATCATACTTAATGACAAAAAAATCTTATTTGACGCTATTACTCAAGGAAACCTTAAGTATAAATACGTATACGGCATCGACCCGGCATCTGAAAAAGATAATTTTAGTATTATAATTTTAGAACTTCATTCCGATCACACAAGGATAGTATATTGCTGGACTACGAACAGAAGTAATTTTAAAGAGAGACAAAAAACTGGATTAGTTAATGAGCATGATTTTTATGGATTTTGTGCTAGAAAAATTAGAAACTTAATGAAAACATTTCCTCCTATTAAAATAGGTATAGATGCTCAGGGTGGTGGAGTTGCTGTTGAAGAAGCTTTACATGATCCCTCAAAACTTGAACCTGGAGAGCAATTAATTTGGCCAGTTATAGATCCAGAAAAATATAAAGAAACAGATGACCAAGCTGGCTTACATATTCTAGAGTTGGTTCAGTTTGCTAAATCTGACTGGACTAGTCAAGCAAATCATGGTTTACGAAAAGATTTTGAAGATAAATTATTATTGTTTCCTCGTTTTGACCAACTTACTCTTGCTTTGGCTTTAGACAAAGAAAACAAAGATATAATGGATACTGATTTTAATAATATATATGATAATGAAAGTGACTGCATACTAGAAATAGAAGAATTGAAAAACGAATTGACAACAATTGTTATGACACAAACTAGTACTGGAATGGGTGGGAGAGATAGATGGGACACTCCGGATATAAAGTTGCCAAATGGAAAAAAGGGCAAATTAAGAAAAGATAGATATAGTGCTCTAGTAATAGCTAATATGATAGCTAGACAAATAAATAGATCTATGGATCCTGTAACTTTTGACGTCATTGGCTCTAATTTAAGACAAGGTAACAAGAAAAAACCAGATGGAGAATTATACAAAGGACCGGTATGGTTTACAGAAGCGGCTAATTTAGATATATATAAAGGTATTTACAGATAATTTACAAAAAAAAGTGTATTATTACATTAATTCAATTACCAATCCTATTACAATAGTATTATGTCAAATCAAGAAAAAATAAATAGTTCCATCCCAAACGCAGAACCCATTGCTCCTGACAATGCTTATATAACTTGGGGTGATGAAAATATAGAAGATAAAAGGACAGCTTTAAATGAAGCTTCTAAAGCTTTAGATGAATTTACAGGAATACAAAAATCTACAGCAAATAATAGCAGATATCGATTAGATTTTTCTAATCTAGATGGTCCAACTAGCGGTCGACCTGGATTAACCAGAAGTGATTATGATTATTTTCGACCAGAAGAGAGTATTCCTAAACATGTAAAAGGAATTTTAAGACAAGCAGACACTGTTTATAATCGCGTTGGTTTGGTTAAAAATGTAATAGATTTAATGGGAGACTTTGCTAGTCAGGGTATTAGGCTTGTGCATCCAAATAAAAGAATAGAAAGATTTTACAAAAATTGGTTTGAAAAAATCAAAGGGGAAGAAAGAAGTGAAAGATTTTTAAATAATTTATACAGGATAGGTAATGTCATTATAAATAGACAAACTGCAAAAATAAGCATAAAGGTTGCTGATAATTTATATAAAAGTGTTGCTTCTCCAGATTTGTTAGTAAATAAAGACAGTCTACAAGTTGAAAAAAGAGAAATACCTTGGAGATATACTTTTATAGATCCTGTGTGTGTGGACGTAATAGGTGGATCTTTATCTTCTTTTGTTGGAGATAAAACTTATGCAATAACTATTCCAGGTAATTTAAGAAGAATAATCAATAGCCCCAAAACCGATGCCGAAAGATCTATTATAGACCAATTGCCGACAGCAATAATTGAAGCAGCAAAATCTAAAAAACCTTATTTGTTAGACCCAAATAAAACTTTAGTATTTCATTATAAAAAAGATGACTGGAAAAGTTGGGCTTACCCTATGATATATAGTATTATGGATGATATTAATATTATAGAAAAATTAAAATTAGCTGATTTAGCCGCTCTTGATGGCGCTATTAGCAACATTAGAATTTTTAAACTTGGTAGCTTGGATCATAAAATTGCTCCCACACAAGCTGCTGCTAGTAAACTCAGTAGTATATTACAGAATAATGTTGGTGGCGGCACGATGGATTTGGTTTGGGGTCCAGATATAGAGCTATTAGAAAGTAAAACTAGTGTTCATCAATTTTTAGGAGAAGAAAAATATACTCCACATTTAAATAGTGTCTATGCTGGTTTAGGTATTCCACCAACACTTACGGGTACTTATGGAGCAGCCGGAACAACAAACAACTTTATATCTCTAAAAACACTAACACAAAGATTACAATATGGAAGAAGAGTGTTGACGGCATTTTGGAAAAATGAAATTTTAATGGTTCAGAAGGCGATGGGCTTTAGACTTCCAGCCAAAATAGAATTTGATCGTATGGATCTTAGTAACGAAGAAGCTGAAAAAGCACTATTGCTACAACTAGCGGACAGGAATATTGTTTCTGACGAATTAATCCAAAGAGTATTTGGCTTTGATCCCGATACAGAAAAAACAAGACTCAACAGAGAAAACAGAGAAAGAAAAAGCAATAGAATGGTTAAAAAAGCTGGTCCATTTTTTGATGCAAATTTTGAAAATGTCGCTAAGAAAATGGCTATGCAATTAGGTTTGGCTACACCGTCTCAAATTGGTTTAGAACTGGAAGATAAAAAAGAAGGCGAAATGACAGCTTTAGAAATGAAATTAAAAACCACACCACAAAAAGAATCTCTCCCAGGACAACCACAACAAGGCAGGCCATTAAATGTAAAAGATTCCGAAAAAAGAAAAACTAAAGATTTTAAACCTCAAACAGGAGCGTCTATAAATATTTGGGCAGTAGACGCACAAGATAAAATATCTAATATTGTTAATCCAATTTTATTAGATTTTTATAACAAAAAAAATATGCGTAGTTTATCTCAAAGCGAATATAATGAAGTAGAAGCTACAAAATCAAAAATATTTTTTTCAATAGCCCCTTTTACAAAAATTAACGAAGATATTATATTGTCAAAACTCAATACTATCAATAGTATTGATGTCAATCAAAGATATCTAGAATATCAAAAATTTCATGAAGGTATTAGTTCCCAGCTAAATAGACCAATCACTACAGAAGAAAGTAAAATTGCTAAAGCTTACGCATATCAATTGGTGTATATACATAAAATCTAATTTTTAAATACTTATGTAGAATATAATTATGAAAATATATCAAGCGGAAATAGACGATGGAATTGAAGAAATTGTTTCCTCAAAATCATCCATATCCTATGCATCACTATTAGAAAAATCAGAAAAATCTTTTAATACAAACAGTACTAATATAAAAGCTTTTGCTGGCATAGAAGACAAAGATTTATATTATACGCAATCTATTTTAGTGACCACTTCTTGGAACAAAAATGATGATATATTTGATAAGCTTGAGGTTTGGGCAGCCAAGGACACCCCAAATCACAAACCCACAAATTTAGAACACGATGAGTCGACTATTATAGGCCATATCACTTCTAATTGGCCAATAACAGAAGACGGTATTGCTATCGATCCATCAACACCAAATGAAAATTTGCCAGATAAATTTCATATATTAACCGGATCCGTTATATATACAGGATATACTGATGCTGAACTTAAAAATAGAGCATCTAAACTAATAGCAGAAATTGAAGATGGCACTAAATATGTTAGTATGGAATGTTTTTTTAATGGTTTTGATTATGGATTAATCAATAAATCAACTGGCGAATATAAAATTTTAACACGTAACGAAGAAACAGCATTTTTAACAAAGCATTTAAGGGCTTATGGGGGTGTTGGAGAACACGACAATCATATCATAGGTAGGGTTCTACGAAATATAACATTTTCCGGTAAAGGTTTTGTTAATAAGCCAGCAAATCCGGAAAGCGTGATTTTCACTAAAAATAATATTGGTTTTAATGATAAAATTATTCGTTCAGAAATTCAAAAAGAAAAAAATAACAATTTTGAAAATATAGGTGTATTTTCAAATCAAGCCAACCTAAAGGAGATTAACATGAATTTAGAAAAAGAAGTAGCAGAAATTAAAGAAATAGTAGAAGCCATGAATACATGTAAAAAAGATATGGCTGAAGCTAAAATCACAGCTTCTGATCTACAAACACAAAACAACGAACTAGAAGTTGTGCTAAAAGCAACAGAAACAAAATTGGCTGAACTTCAAACGGCTTTTGATGCTGTAGTGGTTGAAAAAGAAGAAGCCGCTAAAAAGATGTCAGAAGATATGAAGAAAAAAGAAGAAGAAATGAATAAAATGAAAGCAGAGTATGACGCTGCCAACGAAGTGCTCGCCGCTTACAAAGACAAAGAAGCAGAAATGATGAAAAAAGAAAAGAAAATGAAAAGAATGGCAGCACTGATCGAAACTGGCTTAGATAGCGATCTTGCTACTAGCACAGTAGATAAATTTGAAAATCTCGACGATGCTTCTTTTGATGGTATGGCAGAAATTTTTGCTGCTATGATGCCAAATAAGAAAAAAAAGATGGAAGAAGAAGCTATGATGATGAAAAAGAAAGCTTCTGATAATACTTCTGCTGATGTAGAAGCTTTAGAAACAGTTGAAACTGAAGACACCATCAATCTTAGCGTTGGTAGCGAAGAAGATTCCGCAGTCTCTGAAGTTGAAAACACAAGAGCTGCTTTAGTTGATTTTGTTTATAATAGATTAGGCAAGAAACTTAATAAGGGAGAGTGAACATGGCTCTAAAACCAGATCGTATCGAAGCATACACAGATATCTCATTTTTCATGAATAAAGTTGCTGAACGTGGAGGCATTGTTGTTCATGATACTAGTGGTAGCGGAGTCAGTATGGATGACGCTAATGCTCAAGTAGTATATCCAACCGGAACTGACGGTAATCCTGCTGGTCTATTACTGAATGATGTTGTTGATTTAGATCTAACCAGACAACACATTAATTGGCATCGAGATGAAGTTCAGATAGGTAGTAAGGTTACTCTTTTGCGTCAAGGTCAAGTAACAACAGACGTTCTCAAAAGC